TAGAGGAGATCCGATGAGCAAGCCACTCACCCACCGGGCGATCTGTTACGACGACGAAGGCCGACTGGACTGTTCCTGTCGGTGTCGTATCGGCGAGGCCGAGCGAGAAGCAGAGCAGATGAGTCGGGCCGAGGCCGATCAACTCGTCGCCGAGTACCAGATCAAGGCCACCGCAACGGTCCTCAACGAACTGGCAAGATCAAAAGCATTCTTCCGAAACGACCACAACGAACTCAGTCGTGACGCGGCTGGCTACGATGAGGACGCCGCAGCCGAACGGAGGCGAGAAGGATGATGGTGGACGCGGTGACCGTGCGAGCGTTCGACGCCAACGCGCCGATCGACGAGAACGAAAAACAGGATACTAGAATCTGGTCATCCGAGGGGTGGCTTGATTGCGAGGCAATCGACGGGGCCACGTATGTCAGCGCGGATCTGGGCGAAGCCGGGCACAATGGCCGACTGGTCGAGTTCCTAGAGTCCAATGATCTGGACGCTTACGCCCAGTGGCTGGTTCTGGCTGACGGGTCTTTGGTCGCAGTTCAGTCGATTGACCTGTTATGAGCAGCCTCAACGGTCAACTCCCACACATTCACGAGACGATGCCCGGCGACGGCTGGCGCTACTCAGTCCTGATCTCCGAACTCCCACACGAGGGCTTCATGGGTGGCGGCTCACCCAACGACTTCGTCGTGGTCACCCTCTGGCGACCGTTCGACAACGGCATCGGCCGCACCTACGTCATGTCCAAACACGGCACCCTCACCGACCGATATGTCGCCGAGAAGTTCTGTGACGACCTTGACGACCCGGCCATGATTCGCAACATCGCTGATTGCATCCGAGGGTCGCTGGGACGCCCACCGTTCGACGAGGAGCATTGGCAGGGCGAAGGGGGCCACTTCCCATGACGATTCGCTACTGGTTCTGTAAGACATGCGAGGATCTGACCACCGACTACCCGTGCGCCGCTTGCGGCGGGACTGCTGGGTTTGAGAACGAGTCGACGCCGGGAGAGGAAGAAGGATGACCATCTACCGCCGCTTCGTGCTCGACGTCGCCTGTGAATGCGAGGAAGCAGACGAGTTGACGCCCGCTCTCCTGACCACGCTGGGAGCGATCGAAACTCCGTTCATCGGTGGCACCGGGATGCAGATTCTGAGCCTCGACGAGAAGCCGGGCGAACTCAGGTTCAGTCAGACGAACTTCGGTTCCTAGGCGAGCGCCGTTCCCGGACGAGCCGCATCAACTCTCTACCTTGGAAGTCGTGCTCCTCGAATGACAGGTTCAGCGTCTTGCACCGCGCACATTGAAGTGCCCACGGGGCTGTGACCAGTTCGGCCAATAGTTTATTACACCCCTCGCAGCGGAGGCGAGTGATGGTCTTATCTTCGCTAAGAATCGCATCGTGCGTGACGAGAGGTTCGTTTCGCAACGCTTCACCGTATACGTCCGCTGAGTCGCTGCCAGAGGTGCCTATCATGCTCTCTCTCGCTGTCTCAGCCCGATCGTGCGTCCTAGTGCTGGGCTACTGTCAGAAACGCTTAGAGAGCGTCTCTCAAAGGACACGAGTCACGTCAAAGTTGCAGGAGAACACCATCCGGTCCTTATCGTCGCGGTCAAGGGCGAAGGGCGACTGGACTGCTGCCACTTTGTAGTAGGTGGTTCCCGACAGAGCCTCGTTGATGACCTTCGAAAGAGTCTTCATCACATCCTCGGCCAACGCCTGACAGTCGGAGTAGGCCACTGCTCGAACGTGAATCATCAGGCCCGGATTCTCAATCGGGGGAGCCGTGTCGCCGCCGAACACATCGGTCGGAGCACGCCCTGCGGTCTGGTAGACGCTGACACAGGTGTCCGGCGTTTCGGGCATCCGGCCTAAGAACAAGTTAGTGCCCTGTGTGAGCGCCGTGTCGGTGACGTTCGCTGCTAGGAAGGTTCCCACGTCAGGTAGCAGCGCCATCAGGGTGCCTTCCGAATCGCTCCGGCAAGGTCAGCCTCGAAAGTGGCAGCGGCGAGGTTCGCCGGGTACTCAAGGTACTTCGGGCCGCGCTGCGGTGGCGACGTCGGACCCGTACCGGTCGCTCCTCGGCGGTTGCCCGGTGGTTTCGGAGGGTGCCACAGCGACTCGTCCTCGTGCTGGATGAGAGCGTAGGGGGCAGCAGGCCCGCCGAAGGTGATCGTCGCACTCAGCATGTCAGTGGAGGTTGTGACGTCGGCAGAGCCGTGCAGCGTGCCCTCGTCGAACGGCACCATCGACTGAGCCTTCGCCTTGATGTCAGTCGCCACCTTGAACACTTCCTTTCGAGTGGCGTTGATCACCGACAACTGGCCTTCCCGGATGAGTGCTCGCACCTCTTTGATGCCAACGACGTTTATAGCCATCCTTACACAAACGCCACGACGGCCTGTTGCTTGTGCTCGTCCTTCTTCGTCTTGACTTGGACGATTGGCCGCGTGGCGCTGATGGGGGCTGGCAGAGTGATCTGATCGTCGACGTTCAGCGTGAGCGAAGCGTCGGGTATGTAGACAGCCCAAGTCACCTTGATGTTTTCATCCAAGTCGCGAGTGACATCCTCTGCTCGAACAATGTAGGCATCGTAGGTAGTAGCACCACCGGTGAAAGTCCGCTCGCCATAGTTGTTCACCGTCGACGTGGCTCGGATGTCAACCGTGTCGGGCGTCATGTCTCGTTTCAGGTCTGTGTAGAACTGGTCAACCGTCAACGTCATGTGTCGGCTCCGACTCCAAAGTTGGCGACGACGCTGTCCGCACCACCGCGACTGTTGTCGAACTGGCCGAACGAGAACGACGGTTCCACAATATCCGAGTCGCCTTGGTCAACGTCCTTGTCGGCGATTGAGATGCCCCCAGCGTAAGGCGTCGGTACGCTGCCCTCGCGGCCTGCCAGCAGCAGCAGCGAGTCGGCCTGCTCCCGGTAGGCCTTCGCCTTCTGAGACATCGACACTCGCAAGTCGCCAACGCTCTTGTCGGCCATGCGGGAGAACTTCGACGCGATCGTGATACAGGCTCGGTACGCGACATTGTAGAGAGCCGTGGTAGCCGTATCCGAGCCGGTCAATTGATTGTTGATCCAAGCGATCTCCTCGTCGTTGATGAGTTGATCGTTGGTGTCGGTGTCACCAATCAGGAACCGGACCGAGTCGCGGGCGTTGGTTGCCGGATCGCCGGTGTAAGTCCACGTCATGGCCGCATCCTAGCCGCAACCCAGAGAGCCGGGCCGGAGGTAGGGTCCGACCCGGCTCTACCGGTGCGTGTAAGTGGTTACGCCACAGGGTTGGAGAAGAAGTACCCGAGGGCGCTCGACACGACCTTGAAGTCCCATGCGGACTCGATTTCGAGCCTGTCGGCCTTCAAGTGGTCCATGCGGTAGCGGCTGACAGCGGTGCTGGTTCCCAGCGCCCCGCCGACACCCGACCATGTCATGTTGTACCCGGCGCTCGGCGTCATCAGGCCGGGGCTGGGAGCGACGTAGCAAACGAGCGCGTCCTTGTCCCCGATCTGCGCGTAGGACGCTGCTGCGCCTTCCGCAGCGGAGTTGTAGGTCGACTTCATCACATGGACTGTCGGCAACTCGACGACCTTACCGATCAGGTCGGGAGTCATCGAATCGGCACTGGTGTACTTGTACCTGTCCACGAAGTCTGAGTGGTTCCTCAGAATCTTGTAGGCGTTGTACGAGAGAACCAGCGTGTTCGGCAGGTAGCCAGTGTTGGTGAGTACCGTGCCCTTAGCCGTCTCGATGTCGTCGATGGGGGTTGAACCCGAAGCCGACCACAGCGTGCCCGGCGTGGCATCGGTGCCCCATACTGAGGTAGCGAAGTAGTTGGTTGCCCAATCTCGCTCCTGTTTGATGAGCATCTGCTGTGCGAGGAACCGGGTTGCGTCCTGATCGGGACTCAACGGGGCGTCGCTGTTGGCTCTGGTCTGGTCACCGATGTCCTTGTGAAGGGCGTACACCAACGCGTTGTAGGACGAAGTGCTCAGCCCGTACCCGGTGCCAGCCGACTCTGTGCCATCGGCACGAGGCTGAACCTGATCTCTGAAGAAATCAGCCTGAGTGTAGGTGAAGTACTTGTCGCTCTGTTTCGGCACGGGGATGGTGGGGAACACCCGCCCTGCGACGAAGTTCTCAGCCTGCTGAATGTAAGCGACCGAGATGTTGGTGAGTACGGCGTCAACATGGACGTCGGATTGGGTTGGCTGTGGCATGTGTCAGTCCTCCTAAGCCGCTCGGCAGTTCGACGGGTTCAGGAACATCGTGAACGTATCGCCAGCGGAGGCAGCCTGAATAGCCTGCCCCATGACATAGACGGTCGTGTCCGAACCGGGTGTGATCCCGGCAGCCTGTGAATCGGCGCTTGTGCCCATCCACCTGCCTGCGGTGATCGTCCCGTCGGCTGACGCCTTCG